AGAATAGTCTTGACGTCTATGCTGGATTGTATTTCCAGCCGTGACATTGAGGCTATTTTTTGTTTAGTCCTATGAGTACATTCGGGCTATCAGAAACGCTGTAGAGCATGATGCTACCATCTTGATACTCCTTGACGATGATCCAACTCTTGTCGGCTTTGATTTCAATTTCGAAAATATGTACGAACTTGGTTCCCGCCTTTTGTGACACATCGGTCTTTTTCCCAAGATACTTTGCGTTTTGAAGTACTTTCCCTATAGAGAGTATCATCAAGTTTTTTTCCTGATAGTGTATGTGCGGCTGGTTTGTCCATTCGTCAATACTTCTTCTTGAAATTTTGATTTTCTCTTTTAATTTCGGGTGTGAAATTGTTGTTCCCTGCAGGGTTTTCCTTGCCTCTTTCTTGATTTCCTGAAATTCCTCTTTTCTTACTGCTTTCTCGACGGCCTCTCTGGCTCCCGGGTGTGCATTTTTTATATATGGGTGAGAATTGGCGAAAATTTGTGCAGTACTTCCTGGGTTGTTGTCGAGTCCGGGCTGTGGGTCGTGGGCTGCCGTACTGTCGTGCGGCACGTTGGTAGCAGATTTGTCGGTAGATCTTAGGTCGCACTTGCAGTTCCATCGGTCTCCTGGTCTGTGCTGTCCCCAGAAGGGGTGGTCAACGGGCAGTATTGTTCCCCAGAAAGGCATGTGGTCAGCTCCCGGGTTTGGCGATGTGGACGGCATCCACTCGAGGTTTGGAAGCACATCTTTCTCTCGCTGGAACTGCTGCCAGTTGGCAGCTTGCCTTGCTCGCAACACTGCGGTGTCGTACTCCGTTCTCAGCCATGCCTTGCACTGGTGTGAGGTAATGTCCTGCACATCGTTTTTCCACCGTTCAAACGGCTTTAGATTGCCGTTAGAATCGGTGAGCTGCCGTGCGACATCGTTCTGCAGCCGGTGCGTCTTGAACGCTGCGAATACGGCGGGGTTGTGTCGTAGCGCGTTGAGGAAGTCGTCTTCTGGCCTTTGAGCCTGTCTGATTCCCTTGTCGGCAGCGGTGTTGAGTGTGGACACGAACGCGTGGAAGAATGCCGGCTCGATGTCGGTTTTAGGATTGAAGTTTCGCCTGTAGATGTTGTGAAGAGCACGTTCGATGACCTCGTCGGATATGGCAAAGCCCTTTTCGGTCGATGCGAGGCAGCACTTTTCTTCGTGCCCATAGTAGAGGTCGTTGACTACCAGTCTAAATGAGCCCCGTCCTGCGGGGCTTGGACGAAAAAAGAGTGTATGTTCTTTTGCTGTTTTTTCTTATCATCGGTCTTCCCTTTTTTGTCGTCGTTGTTTTGCGGCTGCACTTGAGAATCGGAACGAGTTTTATTTTTCCCGTTAGTATGGGAATTGTCGTCCGGGTCACTCTGTGGTTCCATCGCAGGCATATTGTTCCTACGCTCTCCCACGGGCATGGAATACTTTTCAGCGAAATAGCTTGGGTCCACTTCGTAGCGGTCAGCCACCATCGTTTCGTAAGCCACCTGCTGCTCCGGCGTGAAATCAACGGAGTAGTCCCAATCGAAGCGGCAACCCTTGAGAGGGAATCCATGCGCCACCATGCGTGGCAAGAGCTGATTGTTGATGACATCCCTGAGCATGTCGGCATCCTCTTCCACAAGGTTTTGGAACACCTGCAGGTGGGTCTGACTTTGTGAAAGACTGCTGCCGTCCTCGATGGTCATGGTCTGCCCGATGATGAGCTTGGAGAGTTCTGAGTTTGCACGGTCTATGCGCTGGTTATAGACATTGTAGGCGTCTCCCCGTGTGGATTCAATGAACTCAAGTTCCGTGTCGAGTGGCATGACAGCCGTCTGCGAGGCACCCGCCTCAATGAGCATGCGGTTCAACCGGTCTATCTCCTTACTGTCCCGCGAGGCAGTCTTGGCAATACGCATGGGCATGCCGAAGATCTCGCCGAAGGTGTCCCAGAAGGCAAGCATGTTCTTCTTAGGAATCGTATGCTGCGCAGCCTTTAGGAACAAGCCGAGATTGTCCGGCTGTCCTGCCTCTATGAGCCAGTCGGAGAATGGCGGCTGGTGGTAATCTATTCCCGTGTTCCAGCTTTGCCCAAGGTCACTGACGACACGTCCATATTCAGGAATGACATGTTTGCGCGGTATGAGCCGAACGCCACTATAGCAAGCGCACCCGTCGCCGTCCTGCACCACCTCTCCGAGTTCAATGAGCGAGTGTCCCCAGTATACGGAATCAAGCGCGAGACGGCACAGCTGCTTGAACCACGACTGGTCGAAGTAATGCAGTGCCTCTTTGTTTTCATTTTCTTTGGCGTCGATAATCTTGAATGTTCTTGCCATGACAAAGCCCTGCCGCTGCCTGACGCATCCGGAAAGATGTGCATCCACCTCGGCATCGCGATAGATGTCGTAGAGCCTCTGGCGGTTGGGTTCATCAACGTTTATGGCGAGCTGCCATGCCCTGCGCCAATCTGCGATGTCCTTACGTGTGAGTGCGTCTGTGGTCTGCTGTAGCGTCATCACGACATGTTTCATTCGTTTACGGTCATCTTCCTTGGCAAGGTTGAAACTGCCATAGGGCGTGTGAAGGACGTTCGCTCCGGAGCGTCCTGTCAGAGAGCTGAAAAATCTTTTTATATCCATTACCAGTTATGTCTTAAAGGTTTCTGTGAGTGAAAGACGCTCCCGCTACCGGACGGTTCCCCTGTCGCATCCACGCAGACGGGCAGGTCAGGCACTATCTTTCCCGCCTGTACACCTTCCAGCCATTTCACGGCACGCTCATAGCGTTCCTTCCGGATCTCGCTTCCCATCTTCTGTGGCAGAGATGCCGTCATGTGGTACAATGCGATGTCACACATATACATGACGATGAGTTTATTGCGACTGAAGCCATCTGCGGCAAACACCGCTTTGCAGTCATAGACAGGCCTAAGATAACTCGATATCTCCTCCTGTGCCTCGCTCTCTGCGTTGGCCCGGTTTTCGGCAGAAGTCTGTGATACCGTTTTCAGGGCAGCCTCACCGATAACGACTCTGTAATCTTCGTCTGTGATAAACATAAGTTTTTTGTTTTTAGTAGCCTCCCCCAACCCCTCCAAAGGAGGGGAGGAAGCCTCTCCCCCAACCCCTCCCCGAAAGGGAGGGGAGTAGATAGACTTTTTGTTATTATATGAGTTGATGAGTTGATGAGTTTTTTTATTTTTCCTATTTATGAATTATGAATTATGAATTATGAATTATGGTTGGGTGAGGCTCTTTCTCCTACCATGAATTTTTGGCGGTCGGCCGTTTGCCGAACACCGGTTGAAAACTTTCCTGCCTTGCATTGCGCTGCAGGATCCAAATAGCCCCCTCGTCAGCGTCCGGCGCATCGTCGTGAACACGGCTGCCCCGTTCAAGAGACAGCGTCTGCTCTATGCCCACCTGCATATCGGGTGAGTCCTTGAGCTTCTCATTATAGTAAACGTAGCCACGTTCCCACAGTGGGCTGACAGCCTCGATGCGCTGTATCTTGTCGGGCTTCTTGCGCTTGTCGGGCATGATAGGGAGCTGGTATCCACGCAGGTTACCCTCCAGGGCGAACTCGTCCAGAATGACGTCCTGCATGAAGTTCGCCTCCATAAAGAAGCGTATGGCTGCTTTGTCCCTCGTACGCTCGTAGAGGTCATAGAGCCACCGTACCATACCTCCGACCGTGTCCTGCCGTACATAACAGTCGATGAGATGCAGTTCGTTTCCGAGCTTTCCCCACAGGCGGGAAGCCTTGTAGTCGTTAGATGTAGTGGACTTGAAAGACGGGTCGGTGTAGCACACCAGCATATCATACTTGCGGAGCGACGGCATGGGCTTGTATCTTATCCACTGGGCTCGGAAGATGGTGCCATCCACGATGGGATTGTGCATCATCTCCTTCTCCCACGCACGATAGCCCACGAAGCTGCGGTACTCCTGTGCGTCTTCCTTGCTCCATTTCTCCTTCCATACGGGCTCCCCGTTTTTGTCTATAGCCTGAACCTTTGAGACAAACACGCCAGGCGTGGCTGCGATGTTTGCCAGTACGGAGGTCTTTGATATGAGGTTGCCCACCATAAGGAAACGCCCACGCCCGCCGTCGAGGGCACCGAAGAGAGCCTCCT